TTACGGCCAGATCCTGTAATCGGAGTCGCAAAATCAATACCAATCATGCACTGTTTTCAACAGTCTACGAGGGTTTCAGATCCTCATATTCTGCCTACAACTGTGCATATGATTTCCATTGGAAATCGGTCAGTAGCTGCTGTTAAGTCAATAGAGGTTGGCAAGCCATCCTTTTTGATTCAGTACTTACTGACTTCTTTAGCAATGTTATCATGATGATAAGTTAAGTCCATACTCATTCGTTTGAGCATGGTCATTAACCTGTCATGAATTGGCCTTAACACTGTTTGTGTTTTGTAGTCAGCAATCGCAATTATTCGGGTTTTACCCTCATAGTCTGCTAGAGCTGACAACCTTCTGAACAGAGTTTTGGGTGACTTAAGATTCTGCTCTTTCGTATTCAAAGAAAGAGTAGGGGAGACCACATCGCCAGTCGAGCATCCGTAATGCTCAGTAATTTTGCTGAGTATTACTTCTTGTTCTTCTGGTCTTGAAGCTTCCTCTAATATGGAGGTGTAACATGCATGGCCATTAGGCCCTCTTTTGGAGGACCACACTGGCTTAATGCTCATCGCATCTTCGTATCAGTATTCTTGAGAATCACTTTTGATACCTAGTTTACTTCAGTTTAGAAGAATCTCGTTAGATATCAAGTCTAAGTCTTCCTTCGCTGGTCCCTGAGCGGTTATACTGCTCAGGTCAATGACGGGGATTAGATTTAAATCTCTCGACTTTCAACAGACTGTAAGGACCGCTCGACATACATTGTCATTTTTTATGACTCTGTCTTGTAGGGCTGCTAGGTTAATTAAATTGAAATTGGAATCTTGACGTAGAGAGGACCTCCATATGGAGGTTTCTATCTTTATTAAAGGTTCTAAACAAGCTAAGCGAACGAAGTGTTTTCTTAAACTCTTCAATTGTGAAACTTTTTCAATTCTATTAATTGCCGAATCCGATCAAATATGATTTTGAATACGGATTAATTTCGAAATTAATCTGATATCATATATAGTGAGAGCAAATATTGTTTTCAGTGAACTTATTATGGACTTAGCGTCATTGGGGCTTCATAGCCTTTCTGACTCTAAGATTCATGGTCTTTTCATTGGAAACTTTATGTTTATAGACGGACCATTAGTTTGCGTTCGCCTTAAAGTTTTCACTTTTCAGGTTGCCACCGTCTTGGGACTACTTTTAAGAGTTGTAGAAAATCCTACTAA